ACCGGGTCCGGCCGGTCCGCAAGGACTGCCAGGTCGCGACGGCGATGCTGGCCCTCCGGGGCTGGATGGGCTTCCCGGCGATACCGGTCCCATTGGCCCACAAGGGGCCGCTGGCGCGCCCGGCCGGGATGGCAGGGATGGCGCCCCCGGACGGGATGGCGCAGCCGGCGTCGACGGGAAGCCCGGGGAGAGGGGTCCTATTGGCCTGGGGTTCTCTCACATGGAGCAGATCGACGAGCCGGGCTGGTACGGGTTCCGCTTCGTCCTCGACGGCAAGGTGGTGGCCGAGGGCAAATGGCCGAAGCAAACCGTGGCCGATGCCTATCGGGGCATCTGGCGCGCCGGCGAATACCGCCGCGGCGACATGGTGACCTGTGGCGGCAGCGGCTGGATCTGCCTCGCCAACACCACCGCCAAGCCGGAAACCAGCAAGGACTGGGTGCTGTTCGTCAAGCGGGGGATGAATGGGAAGGATGGCGCGCCGGGATCTCCGGGCGCTCAAGGGCCGAAGGGCGATCCCGGCCGCGACGGCAAGTGGTGAGCCATGTCTCGCAGACTGATCACGCCGCCCGCCGAGCCGCCGATCTCGCTCACCTACGTCAAGACCAAGCTGCGCATCGATCACAACGACAGCGACGACGATCTCACGGCCTACATCAACGCCGCCACCGACGTGGCGCAGGAATATCTTGGCCGCGCGCTGGTGACGCAGACCTGGGAACTAGCGCTTGACGAGTTTCCCGAGCACGAAATCCAGATCCCGATGCCGCCGCTGCAGTCGGTGGAAAGCGTCAAATACGATAATTCGGAGGGCGAAGAAACCACGATTGACGCCGCCGAGTATACTGTCGACGCCTCGACGGGCACGGCCGGCGCTGAGGGACCGGGCTGGGTCGTGCCGAACATCGACACGGAATGGCCAACACCGTTGGAGGCGATCAACGCGGTGCGCATTCGGTTCATCGCCGGTTATGCGCCGTCGGCAAACTCGCCCGACGATCTGACGGTCAATATCCCCGAGAGCATCAAGCAGGCGATCGTGCTGCTGGTGAAAAACTGGTACGACGACGCCACCCAGCTCGACAAGATGCATGGCCTGCCGCTCGGCGTCGAGCCGCTGCTGCGCAAATATCGCGTGCTGCGGGGCATGGCGTGAACCACGCCGCCGAGCTCGGCCCGCGCATGTTTCCGTGGTGGCCGGACTGGCGCGGCCAGCCGGCGGCGATCATCGCCAGCGGCCCGTCGACCGGCAAGTTTCCGGTCGAGCAATTGCGCGGCGCGTGCAAGGTGCTCGCCATCAAGACCAACGTCGACAAAGCACCCTGGGCCGATGTCGTTTACGGTTGCGATGACGCGTGGTGGATATCGCGCAATGGTCTCGTTGATTTCAGCGGGGCGAAGCTGGCTTATGGCAGCAAGGCGACGAGCAAATATCCTGACATCTACAAGGTCGACATCGACACCAAGCAGGATCGTTTTTTGCTCGACAAGCCGCTGCGTATCGGTAGCGGCAAAAACTCGGGCTTCCAAGCGCTCAATCTCGCCATGCAATTTGGAGCCAACCCGATTTTGCTCATCGGCTACGATTTCAAGGAAGTCGGCGGCAAACTGCACTGGTACGGCCGCAACAATGGCCATGGGATGAGCAATCCGATGCTGCACAATTTTCGCAACTGGACCGATGCCATGAATGCCGCAGCCGGGCAGGCCAAGGCGCTGGGCTTCGACATCATCAACGCATCCGACAGTTCCGAATTGAAATGTTTCCGGCGTGGCGGATTGCGCGACATCGGGTTGACGGCATGATGCCCTCGATCTGGATCGGCTTCGACCCGCGCGAGTCCGCCGCCTTTGCGGTCGCCCGCTCCTCGGCACGCAAGCACCTGACGGCGCCAATCCCGATCCGAGGCCTCGTGCTCGCCGATCTGTGCCGGCGCGGCCTCTACACCCGCCCGACCGAGATCAAGGTCGGCACCTGGCGCGGCACTGATGGTAAAGCATGGGCCAGCAGCGAGCCATTGCTCTGGGATGTGATCTCGCAGTTCACGATGGCGACCGAATTCGCCATCAGCCGCTTCCTGGTCCCGCATCTCGCGCGCGAAGGCTGGGCGCTGTTCATGGACTGCGACGTGCTGATCCGCGCGAACCTGACGCGCCTGTTCGAATATGCCGCCACGCAATCGCAATACGCTGTGCTGGTCGTGAAGCACAATTACGATCCGAAGCACGAGCGCAAGATGGACGGCCAGGTGCAGTCGGCATACAGCCGCAAGAACTGGTCGAGTATCTGCTTCTTCAACTGCGATCATCCGGCCAACAGGAAATTGACGCCGCAACTCGTCAACAGCCTGCCGGGCCGTGACCTGCACCGCTTCTGCTGGCTCGAGGATGGCGACATCGGCGAGCTCGGCGTAGATTGGAATTACCTGGTCGGCGAATACAACGGCGCGATCGATCCGAAGCTCGTGCACTTCACGAACGGTGGCCCGTGGATGCACGGCTATGAGCATGTGCAGTTCGCCGACGAATGGCGCGCCGCGCACTGCGAGTGGGCGAGTTGATCGGAGGCCGTCATCGGCATCGGGGATAATTTGCTCGCCGCCGGCATGGCGCGCGGCGCCGCGGAACGCGGCAAGAAGATTGCGTTCGGCGACGGCCGCCGCATCATCTGGGATCAGAATTCCGAAAGCATCTTTCGCGGCAATCCCAATGTCGCGCGGCCGGAGGAGCGGCGGCGATTCGATCTCGAATGGATCGCTCATTACAAGGGCCACCGAGCCTACAACAGGCAGGGAACGGATCGCTGGCACTGGAACCATGATTTCCGCGCCACGCCCGGCGAGGTGTTCCTGCTGCCGAGCGAACAGAACTTCGGCGCCATCGCCGCCGGTCATGTGGTGATCGAGCCGTCGGTGCCCGGGTTCAAGACCTGCGCGCCCAACAAGCAATGGCCGGCAGTGCGCTATGACGACGTCGCGCGCCTGCTGATGGTCGAGGGCTATTCGGTGATGCAGTTTCATCACCTCACCACGACGCATGCCATTCCAGGCGCGCGCCAGGTGGTGACCAAGTCGTTCCGGCAGGCGATCGCCGCGCTCGGTCATGCGCTGCTGTACATCGGCGCGGAAGGCGGCATGCACCATGGCGCCGCCGCTGTGAACAAGCCCGCGGTCGTGTTGTTCGGCGGCTTCGTGCCGCCAGCAGTCACCGGCTACGATACGCACACCAACCTCACCGGTGGGGCCGAATACGCTTGCGGATCATTCCGCTATTGCGAGCATTGCATTGCGGCCATGAAGGCCATCAGCGTCGAGGAGGTGGTGACGGCGGCGCTCGGGCATCTGCGCAATGGCCGTCACGCCTGAAGAGAAGATGATGCGGCGGGTCGTGGGCTATCACGACATCCGCATGGACGGTCTCAGCGATTTGCTGCTGCGCGCTCGCGGCGCCCGCGTCATGGACATCGGCTGCAATCGCGGACTGGTCGCCTTCGAGTTTGCCAACAATGGCGCCACGGTCTGCCACGGCTGCGACAACTACGAGAACGGCGTCGAGGTCGCGCGCCATCTGTTCATGGACCTCCGCAACTGCGAAAGCCGGTTCGAGGTCGTCGACCTCACAAAGCGCGGGGCGCTCGGCAAGTTCGGTGACAACACATACGACATCACCGTCATGCTGGCGACGTTCCACAAATTGAAGCGCGTCATGCCGCCGGATGATCTGAGCGCGCTCATGCATGACATTGGCCGGCGCACCACCGGTTTTTTTGCATGGCGCGCGACCTCGGAAAAACTGCAGGAAAACGAGGACGAGATGAAGCGCATCGATGCCGATATGAAGCAATGCGGTCTCAAGCGCATCCATACCAGTTATATTTCGCAGACGCTGGGCGTGGCCGCGATCTGGGGCCGATGATGACCATCCTGGCCAAATTCTCCGGTTCGGGGACATCTGTGAGGCCGAGGGCCTTCGGGTGCAGGCTTATGCGCCCGTGCTGGCCCTCTGCCGAAAGCTCGTGGATGAGGGATACGATCCAGCGTCCCGGATTGGAAGCATATCGCGGCGATACCCTATCGCTGGTTGTGGGCTCCATTGGCCGGGCGGCCGAGCTGACGGTACGCGATTTCCCCGCAGGGGCGACCCCGCCTCGTAAAATACCGTCCATTCGTGCGGGGGTAGCCCGCCTGTGCGTTTCGGCGAAGGCCCCTTAGTCGGACATAGGGTCCCGCTCGGGCGCATGGGCGGCCCTGGCGTCCACCGCAAGGGGGCATATCGGGGGTCCTTGAATGGCGCTGCTGATCACGACCTGGAAATGGGGCGTTAAGTATTCGCTCGACGATGTGCGCAAGCTGCGCGCCGGCATCGAGCGCCACCTGGTCAATGAACACTATTTTACCGTCTTCAGCGACAGCAGCCGCGGCCTGTCGGTCAGCGAATATCGTCCGATCCGCAATCTCGACCTGCTCAACGTCAAAGGCTGCTTTGCGCGCCTGCGCCTGTTCGATCCGGAGATCCAGGAGGAGATCGGCGCCTGCGCGGGTGACCGCATCGTCTGCATCGACCTCGACGTGGTGATTACCGGCCGGCTCGATCCGCTGTTTCACCGGCCCGAACCGTTCATGATCCTGCGCGGGGCCAATAGTGCCAACCCGTGCGACTACAATGGATCGATCTGGATGCTGCGCGCCGGTTATCGTCCCGACGTCTGGCGCGATTTCTCGCTCGAGGCCGCGCGTCGGCTGCCATTCCACGAATTCCCCGACGATCAGGGCTGGCTGCATCACCGATTGCCGGACGAGAACGGATGGCACGTCGGTCCGCCCTCAGGCATTTACGCGTTTCAGAAACCGGCGTGGCCGAAATCCGATGCGCTGCCGGACGATGCCCGCATGGTGGTGTTTCCGGGCTGGCGCAGCCCCAGACAGTTCGGCCATCTACCGTGGGTCAAGAAGCACTGGCGTCACTGAATGCAATTCAGCGGGGGGTTGCCTGAAACGCCATGCGGGG